CGGACAACTACCGGACAAGGTTTGCAAGCGCTTATTCGGGCCGTCAAATGCGATACAAAGGCCGCGCAATGGTCCGGAAGGTCAAAGGACATGCAAGGACATGCAAAGCGCCGCAAGTGGTCCCCAAACCTAGCCCTTAAGATTCGGCAAGGCCGGTCCAATATGTTGAACCCGCCAAAGAAAAACTAAGCGCCGATAAAAGGCCGAACGCCGGACAAAATAGCACCGTGCTATTACACCGGAAGCGCAGCCGAAAGTTTGACTGGTCAAAATGTTGACTTTGACTCATCAAAGACCCGGGGGAGGGGATCATTATTTTTTTTTATTTTGTTTGTATTAATATATTACGTCATCTCAGAAAAAATTGCCCCTCGATAGCGGGTCTAGCCCCATATTCCCAAATGGGAACATACCAGAGTCTAATTTAGTTTATAATTTGACTTATATATTAAATGGTATAGGTGTTCCCTTAGTGGAAAATAGAAAAAACATTACCCCAGAGAAGAAGGCCCTGGTGTCCGAGATCAAGTCAGCTATACAAGATGTTGCCTATCATAAGGAAGCGCAACAAATTAAGAGCTTGAGCAGGTATGACCCCGAAAAAGTGGCTAACATCCTCTATCTGTATGGCACTGGCGTATCTCAGACAGCTATGGTTAAGAAGCATGGCTTTGATCGGGAGACAGTTATCAACACTTTGGTCGATTACGCAGACCACAAAGGCAAGTTCCGGGAGCTTGGGGGTAAGCTATCGGGTCGTAACTACGTCAATCTCAGCTCTCTTACTGAGGATTTGGTTGGTAAGTTGCGTAAACGCCTAGAGGAAGGTAACATCGAGGCATCATTCAAGGATCTCAAGGATCTGTCTATAGCCCTTACAAACGCACACAGAGAAGCATCTACGTCCCGTGGCGATGCCACAGTCATAACTGAGGAGCGCAAGGTAGCTACCATCGAGGATGCTCAGAAACTTAGGGAGCAAGTGTTATCTAAGATCAAGAAAGCCGATATAATAGATGAAGAAGATGGGCAATAAGTCTTTAAATTACATAAAGAACAGGTTATCTGAGCATTTTGACAACTATGTAGTCATAGCCATAGACAGGGAAGGCAACCTTATCTGGGACTATAACAACTGGATGGTTGCCGTTATGCTTATCGAGAGAGCCAAAGACCTAATCGAGGACAGTGCAGACGATATAGAAATCGTATGGGATGACGATGATGACGACGATGGAGGTTCTGTAATAAAACTATGAGTAAAGATATACTAGAGGAAGCGTTAGAAATAACCAACGGGCCGAGAAACGAAGACTATGGAGACTGCAAGGTCGAGTTCGACCGGGTTTCAGCTATGTGGTCAGTTATCTTTGAAAAGGAAATAACCCCTAATCAAGTAGCACTAGCTATGGTAGCACTAAAGATTACCCGTCAAATGAACGCTAATAAGCGTGATAATTGGGTAGACATAGCCGGCTATGCTAGAGTCGGTAGCATCATAAATGATTGATTTTACCCATCATCCTCTTCTTCAGCCCCCAACTGATGAGGAGATTATTAGACTTACCGAGACTAAGGAAGGCTCGCAAGAGTTACTTAGGTGGCACAAGTCCCACGAAGAAGCTATTGTAAGTGCTGCCAATGAGCCCCTAAAGCACGGTTTTGACCTAGATGGATGGAACAGGATCAAGTGGGGAATGTCTAATTATAACGAAGTCCTAGCCCTGGGTGGCAATAGATCTGGCAAGACTACTGGATGCGCTAAGATAGTAATGCAGGCAGTTACAGAGAGCACGGATGGACACATCGTATGCTTTAGCCAAAACGAGGATACATCTATCAAGGTTCAACAGGCTGCCATCTGGGAGATGATGCCAAGGGAGTTCAAGAAGAAGACCAAGGGTATTGAGGGATATATTAACTTTTCTATGCAAAATGGCTTTACGGCTAAGTCATTCATTTTCCCCGATACCAGAACCCGTGTTGATTTTAAAACATATACGCAGTTCAGCAATAACCAAAGCATCCTTGAAGGTTTTGAGTTTGGCTTTTCTAACCCGACTGGATTTAATGTTGGTGCTTGGCTCGATGAATACCTGGGGGATGCAACCTTGGTTGATACCCTGCGCTTTCGTCTTGCTACCAGAGATAGCTCAATGCTTATTGGGTTTACCCCAATTGATGGATATACTCCATTTATAGGCGATTACGCCAAAGGAGCAGAGACCCTGGAGACGAGAGAAGCTGAGCTGTTAAACAACAGGAAGTTGCCCGTAAAGCAGTATAGCCCGAATCGAGACGCTGCTATTATCTATCTGCATTCGGACGAAAACCCATTTGGCGGTTATGATCGTATCAAGAAAGACCTTCGGGGCAGATCAGACGAGCAGATACTTGTCCGTGCTTATGGCTACCCTGTTAGAAGCATCACAGCCCTTTTACCTAAGTTTAGCACGACTGTAAACGTCCTTACGGATGAGCCCAACAAGTATGGGCATAAGTTGCCCGACATTAGAGACAGGCGCAGATACACCATTTACCAAGTAGTCGATCCCGCTGGCGCAAGAAACTTTGTATCCTTGTGGGCTGCAGTAGACGCTCAGGGCTATGTTTACATAGTAAAGGAGTGGCCTGACAGAGATGGCTATGGCGAGTGGGCTACCTTCGGTGATCCCAAATGGAAGTATGGGCCTGCATCTAAGAAAATAGGTTACGATGTAAAAGGCTACGCTGAGCTATTTAAAGAGATAGAACAAGACATGGGCGTAGTAGCTCACGAAAGAATCGGTGACTCTAGGTATTTTGCTAGAGAGAATGAGAACAATGTAGACCTGTTTCAGTCATTTTCTGACTACGATATGGACTTTGTCCCTAGCTCTGGGATGATGGAGAAGGACGGCATAGTAGCACTCGACGAATGGTTTGAATACAACGAAGATGGAGACATCGACTTAGCGAATCGACCTAGATGTTATATTAGTAGTGAGTGCGGTAACTTAATTGATTCACTTATAAACTATCAGTCAAATGGAAAAGCGGACGAAGCTTTAAAAGATTTCTTTGATTTAATTCGCTACTTGCGAATGGCTAACGGGGGACTAGGGCCAGATCATTTTACAAACAACAGCCTTGAATCAACCAAGGTAGGATCAGGAGGATACTAATGAAAAAAAGATTAACAGAGATAGCCGATGATTTTGGCATTTCTTTCGAGGAAGCTAAAGATATTGCTTTTAATAACCTAGAAGAGGATATGCTTAGCGGCAAAGGCAAGGGAATGTGGATCAGTGAAGCTGGTCAGATAGCTATGGATTCCATAGTGCATATACCCGTTATTTACAGGGGTAGGGTTACCCGTCTTTGCCCTAACCCATTATTCGTAATGGTTAACTTAAAAGACATCTGCAAAAACGTCCCAGTAAGGATTAAATTAGGTCACCAGAAGGGAATGTTGCTAAAATACATCTATGTTCAGATGGACTGCATTAATGGAGAAATTCAATATAAAATGGTTAAACCACCCAAGGGATGAATGAAATAATAGAACTCCACGTGAATTTATTTGTTTTGGTCATAGAGGTCTTGATAGGTGTGTTATAATTGTTTTAATTGGCTATGGAAAACGAAACATACGAAGAAGATTTAACTTACGTAGGAAAAGAGCCTAGCATAGGCACACTTATTTCTGCATACGAAAGAACAACGTCTGAGCTGAGTGCATACTTTGATCTTTGCAGGACTAGCTACGATGATCGTCGAAACTTCTGGCCCGGCAAGAGCCGAGACCTCCGAAAGCACGGAGCTGATGCGTTTCCTTGGGAAGGCGCGTCAGACATGGAAAGCCATGTTATTGACGAACGCATTACTCGTCTAGTATCTTTATTTGTTTCATCGCTTGCCCGTGCAAACATACGGGCGTTTCCTGTAGCGATAGACGACTTAGCTAGGGCTAAAGTCGTATCCAGCTTCCTTAAATGGATGGTTTCGTCTGGATATATCCCTCGTTTCCAAAGGGAAATGGAGTTAGGTGCTAACTATTTGTTAGAGC